AAGCCTAGAAACCTTGACGAGCGCCATACATAATGCGACTTGACTAGGCGTAACTGGATGGTCGAGGTATGCCGACCAGAGGTCACTGATCCTTTTATGGTTTGTGTAAGGGTGACCATAGACCGATCCCCTTGTATGCACCAAGTCGACAACATCTGCTAGCAGCTTCTCAGTTTTTGTCATAGTCAAATACCTCATCTGACTTTATTTTGTTTTGAATCATCCTGCGGTGCATATCCCAGCCATCTTTACGACCTCGCCAGTAATGAGTCTGCTTTACATCATCAATACGTGTGAGTAATAGCCAATAAGCCATACTCAGCCCTATAAATAAATATATAGCTAGTTCAAGTGTCATTTTGTAGCCCTATCTATGCACACATACTTTGTGGCACAGGCATAGTGTTGCACCTGTGTATGACTTTGTGGATTATTTAAGGCTGTTTTATTATAACGATTAGATAACGTTAATATCTTCGAGGTCATCGATATGGTCATCGATAGTGCGCTCGGCGTACTCTGTATTAAGCCCCATAGTGTTTGCCTAATGCTGTAAATGAGCCATCCTTGTTTATTGGCACCAGGGTTGGTGTCAGGGTCTTACCTATGGCTTCTAGTATAGCAATACCCATCTGCCAATTAGCGCTTCCATAGCGTAAATAAGAGGCTTTTTTCCTATCCATAAGATTACCTACCTCAACCCCATATAAGGCCCTGTAATGGCTTCCTACGCCCTCTGCATAGGCACTCATACCTAGTCTGTGGGTGTGACCACACAATACAGATTTACCCCATTTTTTAGCCAGGTTAAGAGCTGTAATACCAGCGTGCTGAGACATATTGCCTTCATCGCCGTGAGCCAACATCCAGCCTGGGTGAAACTCATAAGCGGTTTTGTGGTACTCCATACCCATATCCTTGAAACCCATAAAGGCTGGGTACTGTAACTCTGGAAGACTGATTAACCCAGGCACCTTAAGCAAAGTGTTATATAAGCGATCAGTATGATTACTGCGGATAATATGGCACTCTCGGCTGTACTCACTGAGATCCCACAGTATCGACTTAGTAAGTTCCCGATCATCGTGAATGGTTTGCCGATAAGCCAAAGGTGTGCCCTCAGCCCACTTGCTAATTGTATTAAAATCAATTTCATCCCCGACCACCAATACTGAATCAAACTTCTCCCGCCTTGCCAACTTAATAACATTTTTTACAGCTGCCTCGTGATGGAAGGGCACCTGCAGATCTGATATAACTAAATACCTAATCTTCATCCTCATCAAAATCGTCAAGTGGGTTCTTTATAGGATCTTTAATATCTACGATCCAGTCTGGATAACTTGACCTATCCATCGCAAACGCTAAAGCTGTGCCCTCATCCATTCCAGATTTACGGCAGGCCATATAAACCTCATTAGCTGCTATAGCCCAGAAGTCTAACTTTGTAAGTACAGGCTCTTTAGTAGTCCTGCGCCTACGTGCAACCTTTTTCTTTGGTTTGCGTTTAGTTGCCATATTAAAATTATGACTTACTGATTAACATAAAGAGATCATCGACACGCTTCTCTAGCCGTGTTAATTGATCCTTCATACTAGAGCCACCATTCGGGCGTAACTCATTAAGCCAGCCTTTAACTAAAAAACGTAATCCTATTAGCCCGCCTGATAGCACGGCGATAACGCCAGCACCAAAGCCAGCCCATTCTGTAGGACTCATTTTTCATTAGCACCGATGCCATAGGCAATATCGGATTTATCTAAAGCCCTAGCTGCTGGCCCTGCGAGTGCTGCAATTACTACAGACAGCGCTGGGTCTAAACCTAATTCATTACTTGCTAAGAATGTTAAGAATGATACCAATACGCCACGTGCGTATGACTTTAGTATCGCCTTTTGTTTTTTGCTTATCTTCATATCTTGCCTCCTAGTAATGGGATGTCGAATGGTTTTCCATCGAGATCGCCTAGCTTTGTAAAACTACAGTGCAAATGTTTAGTGTGCGGATTTATGCCGTTGTACTTACGCCATTTCCAATTTAATATCTTCGAGCATATTCTCCCATTGTGGATGACGTAAGATATGCGTTTATCGGTTTTACCAGCGATTCTGATTTGGTCAGCCAGATAAGCGCTGATCCCTTCGGGTGAACCCAAGCGAGAATCAATATCAATCGCTCTGACCCATCCATTGGCGTCTGGATTATGATCCGATTTTCTGGCGGAGTGACGGCTATCGCCCACCCACCCATCACTGGCAGTACGCCTATCTGGAAACCACGTATCAACTTGATCTCTCAACTGCACACCAGCTGCACATAGTTTAGGATTCAATTTCTATCCAACTTAACGTGTCTTCATCCCAGTACCATAAACCCTCAATAGGTCTTGGTGTTGGGGGTTGCCAATCAAAATTATTATCTAATGACCAAGATGAATATGGTTGTGGCGCAATAAATACATCAACAACAGGATCATAAGAATAACCAACACCAGCGTATTGTTTTCTTATGCGGTTGTTGTAACTTGTTTTAATCCAAGTGCCGCCAAGATTATCTATTAACCATTGATAACCTTCATCACCTGCTGGATCATTATTATCGCCAACAGTTACTCTTAAAACTTTGTTATTACTATCAATTTCTGCCCAGTGGCTCATGCTGCATACCTCACAATTACAAGTCCTGAACCGCCAGCACCGCCAAGACCGCTAAAACCCTGTGAACCTGCACCACCACTACCAGCACCACCACCGCCGCCTGTATTTGCAGTTCCATTACCACCAGCTATTGGAGCAGTACCGTCATTACCGCCACCTGCACCACCGCCACCATTGCCGATAGCACCACCTTGACCTGTAACTAAACTGCTACCACCACCGCCACCTGCATACCATCTTGTTCCTGCAATATCTTGACCAGTTGAAGTGGCAACACCCCAATCAGAATAAGCAGAAGTACCATCACCACCTTTGCCACCTGAGCCACTTGTACTGCTACCACCATTACCGCCAGCGGTTGAAGCACCACCACCGCCACCACCTGCACCATTACTTGCTCCACCTTGACCACCAGCAGTTCCTTCGGCTGGAGAATAACTACCTGAGTTTCCAGCAAATGTTCCTGAAGCGTTTGCAGTTTTTCCACCACCTGAACCGCCAGTAGAACCACCATTATTGTTTCCACCACCGCCTTGTCCAGCGCCACCGCCAGATGAGGAATAAGTATCAAATGATGAATCAATACCAACATTGCCACCACCATTTAATGTTGTATTAGTAGCTCCACCACCGCCAATAACTATGCTGTAATTTGCTGGACTTAAACTTTGTGATGTAATAACTCTAAAACCACCAGCGCCACCGCCAGCCGCATAATCAGTTCCACCACTACCACCACCTGCTATGATTAAAACATCTGCAGTAAGGGAACCACCAGATACGCCAAGTGTGCCATTACCAGTGAACACTCTGTAATTAAATCCACCTGAAGTGTAAAGTGTTCCACCAGTTACAGTCGTAGGCGTTTGTGGTGCGGTAATAGCACTAATTATATTTAACATTTATGCAATAGCCCCAACTACATACCAAGCATTAGCAGCTGTTTTAATGCAGGCTGCTGATTTGTATTGTGCAAGAGTTGGCTGTGCTGCAACTGCGCCAGCGCTTAATACTGTAGTAGTACCAGATGTTACTGCTTTAATAGTTACTGCATTTGTTGCCTGATTTAATACCGTAATAACTGTTCCTATTGGAAAGTTATAAGTAGCATCGGTAGGTATTGAGAAGTTAGCAGCTGAGGATTTATTCATTGGGATTAGTTGCTGGTACTCATCACCGCTACCCACTGTGTAATCTGCTGTCTTAGCAGTTTGTACTTCAAAGGCTGGTAGCCCATTCCACATAGCAGAAGTAACTACTTGCCCTGTCGTTCCTGGAAAAGTTGTCATTATATCTCCTTAATAAGATAATACGTTTTGATCTAAGACCCCGTAATCTACGTTGCCTATTATAAACCCATCTATGACAGGTTCTAGCGTTGTAAACACCACTTTAAAGCTATTAGGTGTGATGATGTTAGATACGCCAAAGATTTGCAGTGTTTTCTCCAGCTTAGATCCACCAGGCTGGGTAGTGATTACTGTGATCGGATCAAAGAAATCTAGGTTGAGAGCTGCTATTACACCTGCATCGTAGTTAGGGGTATATAGGTCTAGCTCGATGGCATCGCATCGGATGGTTGTCTCAGCCCTGCTAGCCACATAAGCCCTGGCGTAATCTAGGGCTACGGCATCGGTTTGCATTAGCAGATCTTGTTGGTTGTATGAATGAATAAAATACTTGTCAATACTCGCCTGATTGCTGGCAGATTGCACAGTGCCCGATAGCCTGCTTATCTGGGCAGAGTTGAATATAAGGGTGTCATCTAGTTTCCAGGCTGCGTTAGCGTATGGGATACCTGTGCCATCATCTGCAAAGACTGTTACTGGATTACCTATGGTCTCTGTAGCTGTGAGCCTGTCCTTAAATACAAAAGATCCGTCAAAGCCTACATATATTGCGCCATACTCTGACAGGGCAACAGTTTGCATAGCACCTAAAGCAGTGCGTGGTGTGCCTGGATCATTCTGTAATGTGGTTTGACCTGCATCTATCTGGCGTTGTGATAATGGCCAGTCGATCTCATCTAATATCTCATTAATACGTGCCCCTGATAGGTCACCAGTATTAGCCCCTGTGACTGTTGAGATCTGGGCATTGTAAGCCAAGCGCATAGCATCTACAGCTTGTATGGTTGTGTAGGCAACCTCTGTGGCATCTTTAGGTTGTGTGTTTACATAACTTGTAATAAAGCCTGAGAATAGAGGATAGGTTACGCTGTTATAGGTAGCAGCGATGCTGACCTTCTTCATAGGTGTTAGTAATCCAAAGTAAGGCCCTAGCGGATTCGTAGGGTTAAAGTCGCCATTCTGATCTACTATGCGTAATGTTAATTGGCCTGTTTGGAATTGATCGTATAAAGCATTACGGCCTACAGCTGTTTGAATAAAGTTAATACGATCTGACACGTCAACAATAACTGCTACTGCATCTGCCAATACGTTTGTGCCTAAGACGCCAATATCTAACTGCATAGCCTGAGCAGTGCTTGGCCCAGTAGAGAAGTTTATTGTGGCGTTTATTACTGGGACTGTCATTGAAACGCAATCGATCCAGCAGGTATTAATGCTCCGTTACCTAGTTTAGTTATGTTACCTAAAGCATCTTGAATATAACGTTCTAGGTCTTGGTTATTACTTAATACTGCGCCTGTATTGACTGTAACCTGTGGCACGATTGTAGGGCCTGCTGCTGCGGCAGCTGTTGTCGCACTAGATGGCATTCCACCTGGCACGGCATATTGGCCTGTTTGTGCTAGAAACGCATCGGCTTGTGCTTGTAATCTTGCTGATGCCCCAGCAAGGCCAGCGGCTGATCCTTGATCTAATCCCATTGTCTTAAAAGTATTCACTAGGCTATTAAAAATTGCATCGTATTTGCTAGGCAAAGTATTAAGGGCGTTAGCGGCATTATTAGCACTATCAGCTAAAGTCTTGGCCGCAGAACTAGCTGCTAACTCTGCATTGTATTTCTTAGCCAAAGCCTCATTATTGTCTAGTATGGCGATCTTGGCCTGGATACGTAACTTAGTCTCAGCATCTGTAGCCTCGCCCAGCGCCTTCATTAAGCCTATGCGCTCAACGTCAAACTTTTCTGATAGTTTATCTAATTCTGTTTTAGCCTTTAATTGTGCGTTTTCTTGTTTGCGTAAGGTAGTTGCAGCTTGTAAAGCTTTAGACTCTTTGCGTAATTGATCTAAATAAATACGGCTAGCTGATCTGCCTTCTCGATTAGATGGCGTAGTTTGGGCTCTTTGCGCTGCGCCTATTTCTGAGAATCCTGCAAGGTAAGCACCTAATACTGGGATATTTTTAACATCGAATAAAACGCCACCAACTTTAGTATTGCCTAATTTTTTTAACTCGTTAACTAGGACTGCAATACCTACTACTGCATCTGCTGTGCTAGTAGCAAAATCATCCATTAGTTTTGTAGCACTGCTAATGCTGGTGTCTTTACCTAATAATGACAGCGCATCTAATAAGCCTTTACCTATTGTTTCTTGTGCATCAGCAGCGGCTACACTAAGTAGATCCATCTTGCCAGCATAGGTAGTTAATCTAGCTTGTGATTGTCCTGCAAACTTTTTATTAAGTTCACCCAGGATTTCATCCATATTGCCAGTCTTTAACGTGGCCTTGCTTATGCCTGCGCCTAGTCTGCTAAGCCCTGCCGTATTGCCTGAGAATCCACGTGTTAAGGCTGCACTAACTTGTGTTAATGATCGGCCCGTAGCGGCGCTTACGTTTAATGCTGTAGTTAATGCTTCTTGACTTTTAGTAATTGACCCTGTAACAGTTAATAATTGCTGAAATGCTGGGCGTAATTCATCATCTAATACGCCAGTGGCATTCTGTAAACTGCCTATGTAATTTTCCACGGCTACTGAACTAAAAGCAAAACCAGTATTACGTAATTGGATTTCTAAAGACTTGGCTGCCTTCTCATCTTCCATAAAGGCGGCAACGGCCTTCTTGCTAAATGCTGTTAATTTTTGCGCACCAAATACAGTGGCAAAAGTGCCAGCCAGTTTCTTTATAGTTTTATCAAAGGCATTGATTTCTTTCTGGCCTTTTTTAAGTCCTTTATTATCAAAGGTGCTGACTGCGCTTACAATTAAATTGGCCACTATGCTGCCTTAGGTAATTGTGTTTTGTTTTTAAAGTCTATGGCAACTGTATTTATTGCTTTAACTACAGCTGGTATAACTTTATTAGATTCTTCAAACCACGCTCTGTAAATTAATCGACCTCGCTGCTTGCCTTCGCCTTTCATCTGGCTGATTGATTCAGCAGATTCTATAAATTGGATGCCGGCATTAGGGTTAATGCTTTGCGAGTTAGGTGCGCCTCGGCGATTTTTACGGCCAGCAGTTTCAAAAATTGCGCCAGGTGCAGATATATTAGCCACATAAAATGCAGCAGCAAAGCCACTGCGATTGCGTTTATTCGTACCAGCATTATATTTAATTAAACTTTTTGCTAATGAATAGTCATACGCTGGAAATGGCCTATAGTTAATAATTCCACTAGATGATGTGGGTTTGCCCCAACCACTTAATACTTCGCTTTGTTGAGGCAGGTAGCCACGTGCTTTATCTCGCACAATAAGCATCGCAGTCTTAATATCTTTAGCCATTTGCTTATTAAGCTCTGGCTCTACTTCTCTCATAGCCTTCTGGAGTTGCTTAACGCCGTTTACTACGACTGGCATTTCGGATCTCCTTAGCTCTGTCGGTTAGCACCTGTATGATTGCTGCATACATTTCGCTATCCATATCAATAAACTCTCTAGGCGGTATCCCAGTCTCTACGCTCAGCTGTGCGATGCTGTAAAGGACTGAAGACCGCTCAGTTATTTTTTTTCTTCGTCTAATACCTCGACAGTGTCCAGAGTGTCAATAAACTCTGCTGACCATAAAGGTATCTGTGCGCCAGCCCTGCGTAAGCATTCATAAGCAAGCCAGAAAATTTCTGTTTGCCTTTCGTGCTCACGCAAGACCTTGCTAATACCTGAGCCGTACTTTAACTCGAAAGCGTACTCGACACCTGGTGTTATCTTGTGCTCTGATACTTCACCATTAGCCCTTGTTATCTTTAGCTTTGCCATTATTACTCCTTAGTTAGAATGCCACCGATGGGGACACTGTTACTGCGGAGTTTACTGTAAATGTGATAGATGAGGTAGCAATTTCAGCCACGCCACCTTGACCGATTGGGGTTAGGTTATTTACCAAGATTGAGAATTGGTAAGTTGGGTTTGTAGCTGCTACGGCAGTGCCTTTAACAGTAATTACTGATACTGCTAGGGTTTTGCCAAATGCTGCGCTTAGTGTCTCGTTTACCTGACTAGCTGCCCAGTCATTGATAAAGTCAATAGTAAATGTTGCTGATTGTAGACCTGCAACAAACTTGTGAGCAGTATCGCCCATCGCTGTTACTTCTAACTCATCTACGATCTGGTTAATTACGGCATTAGTTACGTATGAGCTAATGTCGATTGAAGGTGTGGTTGGTGCCGCATTGGTAGCCAACTTAACACCTACGTTATTATTTAAATAGATTGCCATTGTTATTCCTCGTCTTTCTTAGTTTGTGCAGTTGGTTTTGGTGCGCTTGCTAATT